GCCAAGCCGCAGCGGCAAGGTCATTCTGAGGGGCAACTGTGTCGCCGTGCGTAGGGGCAATAATCGGCTTACCGTAATCGATATCTCTAAACTTTCTGTATGTTGCCATAATTTTCTCCTATAATTTGGGTTAGACTTTCACATCTAGTGGGTTAAACTTTCCTGAAACAAAGCCAGAACGCACTTGTTGAACAAGATAGTTCTCAGCTTTATTTATATCATGATTTCGTAATTCTTTGTATTTACTAGCCACTCTGCGCTCTACAGATGTGTAGTATTCCTCTGTAGTATCTATTGCGTCTTCAATGGTATTCACATCAAGCTTCTTACCCAGCTCTTTAGGCTCAGCAGAATCCTCAATAAGAATCTCTTCTGACTCTGAACTATCTGTAATCTCAGTTGTTGCTTCTTCTGCAGAATCCATAGGACCACTCATCTCTTCTGTAACTTCTTGCGCAGGATCTTCAACTGGAATTTGCATACCAGCAGTCTGCAAAGAAGAACCAAGTTGCCATTGCCACTTCTGATGCATATCAATACGCTCAGCAACAAAATTAGCAACGCCTTGTTCGTTTGCAGCATTACAAGCATCAAAAGCAGCCTTAAGCATTGCAATCATAGTAACATTCTTTTTATAAATGTCGAGAGCAAGTTCTTTTGCTTCGGTAGTCGTAGAATCATCTTTAAATGATGCCGTCTCTACTATATGACCAAGAGCAGGAGGAAACTCACCAAGCTTACGAATGTTCTCAGCAAGATCATCTATTGACTCAAAAACGTCATCATAGATAGCTCCAAAAAGTTGATGATATTCAGTAAAGTCAGGACCAGCTACATTCCAGTGTGCACGATGAGCAGAGAAGTAGAAAACTACTACGTTACAAAGTAGATCTTCAAGGGCATCAGCTACTTGGCTAGCGCCAGGTGTCATTTCAGTTTCCATATTATTCCTCCAAAAGGATTAAGTTAAATTAATAATTACATAGTGATTCTAGCATAATTTCTATACTTTAGCCACCTATACCAGGAGCAGGATAAGCGCCAAGCGGAGGAGTCTCTTTCTTACTCCACACAATAGGAGCCATAATCTTTCTTAGCTCAGACCTCTTCTTGACAGTTACTTCCTCAGTCTTGTCATACAAGCCATCTTCACCCATCTTAGCAATAGTAAGAATAGTAGCAGGATCTTCCTCTGATGCATCTACACTTAGACCAGGACCATGAGTAACAGTTCCTTTGCTATGCATAGCATCAATCACTCCATATCCTTCTTTCATTTCAACTGCGTCATCCTGTTCACCAAGTGAACCTGAACTAATACCAACTTCATTACCCTTGCTATCAAGACGATAGGCAACAAAATCACCAACTGCAAATGTGGGAGTAGATGGAGTTGTATAAGTCTTTTCTGGAGTATACGCATCTTCAACTGCAGTTTCAATTGTAGACTCAGTAGCGGGCTCATTGTAAACAAAGTCGCCCATAACCCAAGGACCCTTTACGGAATCTTCAGCTCTCATACGTTCAACTTGAGCAGCTTTAGCATTTGCCCAGCTCTTGCCACCATCGCCTCCCCAAAGATCCCAAGCAATACGACCAGGAGAAGGAAAACCTTCTTCGCCTTGATTGAAGCCAGAAGCTTTCTTGTCAACTTCATGACGTGCAAAGAAACTCTTCATACGCATAACAGTAGAAGGAGAAAGCTCTTTCTTATTGATAATATCTCGTGCACGCGCTACGCCTACGCCAGTACCACCGCGCTTAAACTCTGCACGCCACTCAAGAGCACGTTTTGCAGCTGACGCCATACCAGGTGTAGGCACAAAACCCTGAGCCTCATCATCCATTTCTGGACCAAATAAATCTTGAATATCTTCACCAAATTCACTCTCATCCATCTTGGACTTGCCAGCATCTTGCATACGTGCAAGCATCTTCTGGGCACGAGACTGGATTGACTTAACCTTCTCAGGTGCAAGACCACTAACCTGAGGTGCTCTAGCAATTGCATTACGAAGATGAGGAAGATCAACCTTACCATCGTCTCCCTTGTATGGAAGATGGCGAAGTGAACGAGGCTTAGTCTTGCCCTCTTCATCTTTCTCGCCACCTGGAGTGATATAGAAGAATGAACTATCTGGAAGATTGTTAACGTAAGCAGTTGTCCAGACGGCATCATCAATAGTGATTGTTTTGACCATCTCAGAAAACATCTCAGCTGACATATCATCGGCTAGTTCTACATTGAAGTTACTAGCAAGAAACTCTTTAACAGAGTCTAGTAGTGACTTAGTATCAAGTTCAACTTTAGCAAGCTTTTCATCTGCAATAGCTTTACCAGAGCGTAGCTCTTCAAGTTCTGAAATTACTTCTACAGGAACAACAGACTTTAACTTAATGTATTCGTCAACAATTGAAAGGATTTCCTTCTTATTGTCTTCTGATAGTACGCTGGGCATTTCTTGCTCCTCTTGATTAGTTAGGTTGGCTTGGTCTTCCATAGGTTCTATCTTGTTTGCTGTTACAAGTCCGTCTGGAATAACAGCAAATCTGCAGTAGCCATTTGGCTCTATGGTTTGGGAAATAATTTTACAACGATTCTCGCTGGCATGAAGCGCACAGTTTCCGCACTTAACACCAATGCTAAGATTTTCATTCTCTGGGCCACTTTCATAGCCAACCCAAATACCAGGAGCTTTATCAAGAGGTCCGACTTTACTAGCAAGAGTCATCAAAGAATCAGCCAAAGCTTTTTCTTCTTCTGAAAGTTGAGTATAAAGATCAGCATGATCTTCTACAATTTCAACTGGTATTGTTGCAACTGGACCATTGTCAAAGCTTGCCATAATCTCTGAGTCACTAATATCAGTAACAGCATTCTTGAAACAATCAGTCATTACCATAGTAGTCTTGAAGTTATCTAGATATTGCTGAAGAGCATCGCCTCCAACCTCTTTATAATTCATTACTCTGGCATGAACGTCGGCAGGATGTGTAACGTAAGCATAGCCACGGTAACGAAGACCACTTGGTACACCATAAGCTTTAACGCCATCAATGTCATCACCAATATCCCATTCCATTTCGTCAGTCTTGTATGATCTGCCGCTAATAGAATCATAAAGATCATTAGGAGTCATTTCAACGCTAACTGTAAGATAGCGCCCATCAAGAGTTTTCTCTACAGCCTCTGGATCCGTAACAAGTCCCTTGACGAGTACCCATCCAAGGCCTTCAAAATCCTCATCAGTCATCATTCCAGACTTAGCAAACTTCTTCATATAGGGAGCCATAGCAACGTCAGGAGCCTTAAGCATAAGGCCATCCTTGATCATTGTAGAGCTAACATTATAAGCAGCCTTAGGGTTGTCTACCCAAGTTCCACCAATTGCACGGCCAACTGCACCTACCTCTCTATTTTCAATTTTCTTACCATCAACAACTGCAACTTCCTTATGCATAGGCTTAATAGGAATGTTGTATGGGTTAGTAAGTGTAGGGATTGCGTCTTTAAGATCAGACGGCATATAGATAAGATTATTTTGAGTGGGCCTCATCCCATGAGTAACCTTTGTAAGAGTTACTAGACCAACCTTGTTCTCTGCTACGCCATCACTAATAAAGTATTTAAAATCAAGAAAGTGTGGGCTTTTCTTGTCCCAGACTTCATGAGTAAAATCACCCTTAACACTATTAACAAAATAGTCCTGAACAATACCTTCTTGTAATAGTCTCTTACTTATCTTCATTAGCCTTCCTTATAATGACTTTGCTATTAGGATGATCAGGCGGTAAATCATAATACTTACTATCTGAGATTTTTCTATTATCTATTATAGACTGACTACTTTGATTATATACCTGGTATGATTCTTCGCCACTATCCTTCAACGCATTGAAAACACCCCAGTTATAACTTCTCATTCTTTCTGTCTCATAGATAGTCATCATTCTATGACCTATAGTCTTTGCTGTGTCAGTTATAGTATTGCCTTGGCGATTGCGCATTTCAATATGCAACTTATCTATAAAAAACTTCTGGACCTTCAACTGGAACTCTATGTTTCCGGTGTGAGTCTCAGAAGTTAAATTAGAAGAATCCGCATATTCAGAATAGCCCTTTATGTATGCCTTAATACTGTTATCTTTAAGCATAACAGAAAAACGCTCAAAAGCGGCATCAATGGTAAATTCAGGATGAACGTCGTAGTCAGCTTTTTCTTTAAGATGACTAACTAATCCATTCACATCCTCTCGATACTCATCAAAGTCCAGAATACTATTCGTAACTAAACTTCCTGGGCCGCTTTTAGTACCATGCTGATTTGATGGTCTGACGGCATTCGCATTAGTTTTACCGCTAGGAGACGCTATCGAATTTTTTTTTTAACAGCAGGTTTCCCAGAAGATTTAGCAGCCGACTTGGCTTGTAGTTCTCTTGCCTTATTTAAATCAGACGAGGACATAGGTGTTTTGTCACTTCTAGCAGAGGTTTCTGCAATAGGTGACATTACGTTAGCTCCAAGTTTCAAGAGCTCTTGGGCTTCTGTAACCATCTTGTAATAAGAATGATCCCAGTCATCTTCCTGAGCAGCAGAAAGACCAATCCGATCTCTAAGCTCATCATGGCTGATGGCGCTGTTCAACCAAAGCTGAATTGCAGCATTCTCTTTCTTTATTTGGTTTTCAACATCTATCTCTTTAAATCTTAAAACAACTTTATTGTCTGGATCTAGCCAGTCAAAGCTATTATCTTTAGCACTTTCTTGTAAAAGAGGAACAATCAAATGAGCATAGATTTGTTCTTCGAAAACCAGCTGGTCACTCTTTACTGCATTAATAAGACTACTAGACATAGTCGCAGCAGTTGATCTATTTGCAGTATCGCCTTCACCAATGTCAACCGTAGACAAACCAAGCGCAGCAAGAACACGCTTCTTGAAATAGTCAAGATAACCTTCGGCTCTAAGCGAACGACCCTCTGCGCCAATCATTTTAATTTCATGACGCTCAGGAGTAACAAAGAAACCTTCAGGTGGCTGATTATTAATAACCTCAGTAACCATACTAATCTCATCTCTTCCATCTGGAAGAATAGTAGCAGGCATGGCATCAGTACCAATCTTGTACTGGACAATTGGAAAGATACTTTGATGAAGTAAAACTTCTACATCTGTTTCAATGCGACGCAAAGCTTTAATATCTTCAATTGCTGCGCTGCATCTTGGAGTACCAACAATAAAGCCTTCAAGCTTATTAACATGGAAATGAATAATTTCATTAGGCTCATATATAGCAGTAGGACGAGTATTCTCAGTCCAGTCTTCTTCACTGTATTGTCGATACTTTATGGGCTGCTTAAGGTCGTTCACCTTAACCTGGATCATACTGGTGGGAAGTACATGAAGTGAGCTAATTGGGGCTATTTTGCGGCCTTTAGAGTCTGTTCTAGTATAGCCGCCAGATGTCTTATCATCTCGTTTAACAAGAACAAAACAATTACTATATCTAATAATATTTTTGGCTATATCAGTTATAAACTGGCGAGGTGTAGTCCGGCTAACATAACAAACTTCCTTCAAGCGGCGCTCTACGTATTCTACAAGATCTCGATCTTTACCTACAACCTCATAACCTTCTTTCATAAATAAAGATAGTTTCTTGTCAAAGCTTATTTGTAAATAAGCTTCAATGGTAGCAACTTTATCTATCTCCTTAAAATCATGTTCTAATTTCTGCCAATCGTTCATAAAGTATGGACGAGTTGTTCTATAGTTAAATACTGGATCTTTTGTTTTTTCTAAACTTGGCGCAGGTATCTTACTCTCCGCATCATCTATTATTTGAATAGAAGATGCAAGATTTTTTAGATTAATAACTTGTGCTTTTAATTTAAACATTGTCTACGTTTGCTCCTAATGCAACTCGTCTCCAGAAATCCAGACTTTCACCTTTGCTTATTATAGACGATTTTGCTCTATCGCAATTGGTAAGATTAAATCTACTATCAGTTGCAGGATTTATTAGATATCTAATCGGCTTTGTCTTTTTGTTACTCTTGTTATTCCTTGCCTTTTCCTGGTAAACAGGTTGGCTATTGAAGTACTCCTTCATTGGAAAGTCACTATTAGGATCCGGATCCCAGGGATCCCATGGGCTTTCATTTGTTAGGTTACCATTATCATCTTTCATAGGAATGCAAGGTTCAATTCCCTTAGAGGTTGCTGCTTTGTAAACTCCTAGAGCAAAGGCTAGAGTCTGAGACAAAGCCATAATCTTTGTACAGAGAACAATATTGGTATCAGCTTGAGTACCCATCAAAGCCTTCAAGGCATCAAGGCCATACTTTACAATGTCTGACTGAGAAGAAACCCAATCAATAAAGTCGTATATGACAGACTTGATCATTTCAATTGAGTCAAGAGCATCGCCTTTACCAAAAAGGGGATTTGTTATTGTTGATAAAAACTTCATACCATTATTATTTAATGCCCCTTCTAAGGCTGTTCCTACGGCTTGCTGGTCTACGCCAACTTGACCATTGCTATTATTGAAGTATGTTTCACTAAATTTTGTAAGCGCACTTATTTTGCTTTCATCTTCTGCTGTCCCTGAATTCACCCAATTAGAAAGTTCTTCAGTTGTAAATCCATACTGCTTTCCAGCCTTATCAATGTCTTGAACACTAATAAGACTGTTAATAGTACATAAAGCATAGTTAGGCAAAGGACTAATATTTGCACGAATACTCATTTGCAAAAGATTTAAAAGGGGCTCAACAACTCCACGTAAAATGAGATCTCTTAGAAAATTTAATCCAAAGTTTGCATTTGCAGAGAATATCTCAGACCAAGTATAAACTAGAAGTCCACCTAAGCTTGCAATAACAAACAATAATTCAAGAGGACACAAAGAGCCAAGTCGTAGAAGAGAGCAATAGTTAGCTTTTAACTGAAACTCAATGTCACTAGCAAATCTTATTTTGTCAAGAAGAGCTTTTGTAATTGCTAACTGCTCTTTAAGTTTTACTTCAAGATCAACACCAAATACAAAGTCACTGCCTTTAAATATATCTCCTGGGCCTTTAATATCTCCTAACTTGTCTGCTAACTTAGCCCACTCCCCACCAAAGCACTCATAGCAACCTTCCCAGTTCGTTACTAGATCTCCAAGACTCTTAGCAGGTTCTCCTATTGCTCTTGCCTTTACATTTGAAGGTTCTTTGCCTCTCATCAAGACGTCAATAGCACTATTTTGCTTGTCTATTCCATTAAGGGTACTCTCTATGCCATGAACAACTTCCCTAGTCTTCTCGGCCTCATTAAACAAAGGTATCAACCCAACTTTTGCACTAATATTGTCTTCACTCAGTTTTGTTTCATTTTGAGCTAAAGTTGTTTCAAGTCCAAACATATCTCTAAAAATATCAAATTCTTCGTAAACTTTGAATCTCTTATCTTCTTCTAGCTCATTAAGCCAATCAGACGCCATCTTTCCCAATGTCTTTTTAGGCTCAGGATCATAATCTTTTTTAGCAGTCTTTTCTGTCTGGTAAGCGTAAGCCAATTTAATTACTTGACCATACTTTGAATTAAGATCTTCATCTTCATCCATTCCAACCATTGGATCATTTTTTATATCTTTTGTAGCAGACCTTAATTGATTATCAGCTTTAAGTTCTCTATATAGCTTTGTATATTGTTTAAGTTGTTTGATTTCCTGATAAGTTAATTTTCCTTTTTGATGATTAGGAAATAAAAAGTTAGCAACTAGACATTGGTCATGGTCTTCTTTTGCATACTCAACACTATAGTTTATATCTTCTAATCTTTCTGCTGTAACTCTCAAAAAATTGTCTAGAATAGCTGCTTGTCGTTTTGCTTCTTCTCTATTTTCCTTGCGCAAAGCTTCTACTCCAAGAAAGTCAAGATTCTTTGCCTTACCATTGTAAAGGTTACTATCTAAGATTTGATTATATTCTTTGTTGGGTTCTATTGCAGAAAGAAGATCTTTAATAAGACCATCCAGTTCATTTTTAGATAGTTTGTTTACATCTTTATTGTCGCTAGAACCAACTTCTTCTAGTGTAATGTCTTGTTGCGTATTTGTTATCGAAAAGATTTGTCTTTTCTGTAAAGGGAGTCTTTCCATTTTTTATCCTGCTAGGGTTGTCTCAGTCGCATTGATCTTGATTGTTGCCTCATTGAAAAAGTTTACACCATTTCCTTTTGGTACAAAAGTCTTTAACATAAGATACCTGTTTGCGATTGCTCCTGGCTCAATATCTGCTAATGTGAGCGTATTATTATATGGAAGATTTTCCCAGTTCTGATCACGTATGTCTGCCGTTGTTGATTCCATTGGCATTAACTGGTAAATAATTCCATTATTTGAAATAGGACCATTCTCTACTCCATTGATAGCGATAGCTACTGATATGTTTGTATAACCAAGATTCTCATCTGTGTTCTGCAGAGTTAAAGTCTGATAACGATAAGACCCATCAGTTGTATCGTGAAAAGCTATTATCTTTGTATTGGTGTTGTCCACCATCTGATCAGAAAGTCCAGTAACTGGATCATTAATGTATAGTGCAAGTGCCATTAAAATTCCTTATTTAATTGTTCGACCACTTGGTCTTTGATAGTTGTGACGAGAATTAAATACTGGAGCTATTGCCTGTCCAATATTGCCTTTGCCGTCTCTAGTAACAATCATATCTCTTTCCCAAGCTCTTCTATCAAGGTCACTGTAGTGTTCTGTTGTTTTTTGGTAAGGACCAGAACCATTTTTTCTGCTATCTATAGCAGAATTCCTTTCACTTTGCAAGTGTCTTAGTAGTTCTCCTCCAGTCAACTTCTTGCTATGAGGATCTTGAGTTTGATCATTTAATATTGAATGTCCAAGTGTCTCCGTTATTCCCAAACTAGAAACCATATTCTTAGAAAGAGCCATTGGTCCTTCTTCTATTGTAAAGGCAACAAGACTTAACATAAATGCGTCAAGTGCATGGTCACCAATACTTGTATTATCTTGGCCAAACACTGGAGTTCCATTTGGCTGTCTAGACTTAATGATATAGTTAAGTAGTTGTTTTCTAAGAAGATCATCCTCAAAAGAAAACTTAATAATTCTGTCTTCGAAGCGTCTGACTGCATTCTCAACTAGAAACGGCTTAGCTGGATGTTCAATAAGCCGACCAGTTGAAGGTTCTCTTATAGAAATTTTACTACCAAAATCATATGCTTTAATTCTTCTTTGGACATTGAACTCGTACGTGCCTGCTTTCTGCTGTGATGACCACATCTTCAATGTTTCCCACTGAGTTGCTCCGTGACCTTTGTCCACATAAATATGTTGAGGCTGCCAGAAGCTAAGTAATTCTGTTATTTTCTGAAGACCTTGTAACTGTGTAAAGTTTTGCTTTGGAACATTAACTATCTCCATAACTTGTAATCCAACTTGAGGATGGAATCCAGTAATACATATCCAAGTACCAAAGCTAGTGTTCCAGTCAACACCAAGGCTATATCTAAATCCTGCTAGTTCTCCTTGCATCTTTGCATCACGCATTTGAGCATATGAGTATCCTTCCATCGCAGTAGTAACAAGAGGTGCAGCAAATACGCCATCAGCATTGCTGATAAACATTGCCATAACTTCTTGTAACCAGCCGTCACTGGTATATTCTCTACGCATTTCATTTCTAAGAGACTTCCAGTTAATCTTTGTTTGAGCAAATGGTGTTTCATCAATAACTGCAGTTGGGAAATAAAACTCTTTCCAGTCTGGAGCTTCTTGGCACCACTCATAAAACTTACTACGGAGTCCACTAGGAGTAGAAGCTACACGAATAAGACAATCACTATGAGATTGTGCAATAGGAAGGATTGTTGTAAAGTCCTTCTCAGTCATATAGTCAACCTCATCAAGTATTATTACGTGCGCGTCCTGACCGCGAACAGCGCTAGCGCCGTTGCTACCAGTAGTAAATCCAGAAATAATTGCACCATTCTCTAATCTTATTTGATGGTAGGGAGATTGCTTGTATCTAAATTCTTTTTTCAAACTTGAGTTGCTATTAAGCAATTCAAGTATTCTATTAAAAATTGCAGTTACTTGAGAGTCAAAAGGGCAACAAATAAGAATCTTAATGCCATTGACATTCTCTCTTATCTCTTCGTCAAAGTATTCTCTGACTCTAGTAAAAGCATGAAACAAAATCTCAATAGCAAGAGCGTCTGACTTCCCAGATCGTCTTCCAAACCTGAATACTTTCTTTTTGCTTTGGCAGCGAAGAGCAATCTCTTGGTGTGCTCTAGGTTTCCATCCAAACATTTTACTTGCAAATGTAACTGGATCAGTATTAATAATCAATGCATCCTTTTCTTCAGCAGACAACTCATTGGCAAATTCTGAATATTGCTCTAAGTAATTCTCAGGTATCAAAGGACAACTAATCTGAAAAGGATGAGTAGCAAAAGCTTTAGGATCAGCCTTTACTTTTCTTTTACTTTCAATAGGATGAGTAGAATAGTCTTTCTTGTACTTCTCAATATGAGATACTTGGCAATTCTCACAACCAGAAATACATTTAGCTCCAGACTTTGTTTTAGTTCTTAGACCGTAGTTCTCAATGTAATCGGTAATTATATTTTTAGAAATTTTAGTCCAATAGTCCACATAAGATATGTCTGAACTTTCAGTTTCTACTTTCTTATATAATTCTTCTATTTTAAGTATTTGATTCATACTAGTAAGATAGCATTGAAGACGTTCCGTATATAGCAGTTGAGCTTGAGTATCTTGCCTTTGGAGCGCTCATCATATAACTTTCATTGCCTATAGCCTTCATTGCACTAAACCTTGAATTTTCCATTGCATTTATTGCTCTCTGCCTAACACTAGCTCCCATAGAACTTGACATACCAGGAGTTGGGCCACGATTCCAAGAAATACCACCCATTCGACCTGATCTCATATATTGAGCGCCTTTGTTTCTAACATCAAAAACCTTGAAAGCAGTATAGCCAGCTGCAGCGGCAACCGCTCCGCCAGTCAAACCAATTGCAGGATTTAATAAAGCACCAGCAATGACTTTATTTTGGACTAGTCCAGTAGTTATTCCAAGTGCTGTATTTCCTATTCCACCTAAGACACCTCCAGTGCGGTATCCAGACTTAAAGTCACCTATTGCGCCATAACCCATTAGGGCAGGAGCAATCATCGTAGATAATCCGCCCATTTTGACTAGTTGCTTATTCAGCCATCCATCGCCAACAGAGTCAAGTAGCTTAAATCCAGAGTAACGTGCACCATGAAAAAACTTAGCTATACCACTAGATCTACTAGCTGATGTGCTAATATAATTTTTCCATCCTTGGTAGGCATCATCTAAGTTATTAGCAACTTGCCAAAAAGCTTCTTCAGCACGGTATACAGGGTGGACATATCCGGTAGACCCAAGAGCCTTACCAAAGAATGAGTCTAGGAAACCTGAAGCTTTGCCACTCTGGTCAAAGCCACTAATTCTGCGGTTAAGACCAAAGTCGTTAATGACTGACCCAATACCGGCAAAAAAACCTCTAGTAGTTAAATCTAGCTCACCTTGGATAAATCCACTGTTATAGATTCTTGAACCAGTATTCCTATTAATTGTGCCACCACCTGGTCCAGACATAATATTTCCTAGTACACTTGGAATTTTGGCTGCTTTCGCTCCCTTATACGCAGCAACACCTAATCCTGTTGCTACTCCTATCCCTCCTATTATAGCAGCGCCTGTTATCAGGGTAGAGCCTAATCCACCGCCACCACCCACTGCACCGGTCGAGGCTGAAGCTACAGCAGGAACACCAATACCTAAGGCTAATGCTAATCCTCCAACTTTTCCTATTTTAACTAATTTTTCTAAAACCTCTCGTCCAAACTTAGCTTCTAACCTTGCTGCACTTCCCTTTGGGCTAAGAAATTGTGCCCTTAAATGATTCGTTCGAACTGACCTAAATGTAGGACCAGCAGGGGCCGGAGGAAGTCCTCCTTCTTTATCTACAGCTTTTGCTATTTCTTTCGAATTCTCAATTATATTATTCAGCATCTCTTTTGGAGATAAATTATTTACAACAGCAGTTTTTACTGAGCCTATAGTCTCCTCCAGCCTTGCATCACCCGCTACATCAATTTGATATGGATTAGCAGGATAAATGGGCAAAATATGTTCATCTAACTCATTTCTTCTTAAGAATGAACGAAGTTCAGTACTTTCTGGAGTATAGCCTAAAAGGCTACGTATCTCTTTGTCAAATGCCTCAGTTTCTGGATCAAAATCAAGACTTGACAACTGCTCTGCAAAAGGAGCACCAAAAACTGCATCAAGATCAAGATGTTGATTTTCTTGAATAAGACTTTTAATTTTTTCAATAGTTTCAGGCTTACCTAAAAAATATCCTTTATTTCCAAGTTCAAACTCTTCTTCAAATTCAACTAAAGCTCCAGAACCTTTCATTTGAACGGCAGTTTTTGCTGCTTTAAGAGGACTATTATCATCAGGCGTAGTACTGAGCAGGAAAGATTTTTTAAATTCTTCTTTGGTCCCAGCAAAAAATAATGCTGGCCTCCTACCATGAATAACATCCTCCATTTCGGTCAGAGGACTTACTAAATCAAAACCCATCCTAGAAGCTTCTGTTACTTTTTCTCTTGTACTTGAAACTGGAAGAATTGAAGTATGTGAACTAATAGATGGATTAAATGTTGAGACCGGATCATCAATTACTTCCAGCTTACTACTACCAACAAAACTCGGAACTGTAGATTCAGGTGATCTGATTTTTAAAAAAGGATATTTACCTTGAACTTGATTAGGATAACAACATGCTACATATGCATTTTTAAGGTCATCTACCCGTTCAAGAGGTAATTTACCGCCTGCGTCATATAAGTCTCCTTCTGATGAACCATGAATAGTAACAAATTGCTCCCTCGGGTTACCATGAATTGTTAAGTCTCTAGGAGATCCTTTTTCTATATATTCCCTTTCTAGCCGCTCTCTCTGGCTAGGTAATGCGATGTCTGCTTGCACTCCGTGGACTCTACCAAACGTTGTAAAATTGTCCATGAGTTGCCCATGCTCTGAAAGCATAGGATTCCCAGCAATTACCTGCTCAATTTGTTTAAATGCGACATCTTGTCGGAAAGCTGCTTCTTTGTAATAATCCACACCAAGAGAAAAAGCTTCAGTATTTGAAGCAAGAGGGCGTACAGTTTCTGAAGGATCCCCAAACCAATGTTTAGTAAGTCGATCTCTTTCTTTTCTTAACTCTTCATTAAAATGAAAATCTTGGCGCTTACCTAAAAAATCTTTAACCTCAGGAGCATTTTTCCAAGCAGATATAAGCGCAGGATAACCTTGGCTAGTATCTACACCTTGACTTTTAAAGAAATCAAGAGCATCATTACTGCCTACAAACTCAGCAAAGGGAATAAGTTTTCCGTCTCTAAAAAACATAATCTTATCCTCTTCTTAATGTGCTAAACGCCAT